TACTTTTCCATGGCGCTTCGCACATTCTTTTTGAGTTTTGCGGTTTTTTACGCGGCATTTTATTTCTTGTGTGCAGGGGATGAAAAGTCCCTGATGATGGAACATGTCAAGACAGGAGGGCCTACTTTCTAAGCGTTGTTTTTTTGCACAATTTTTTATTCACAAAGAGTAAGCAATATTGATCAGTCTCTCATGAAAAACTTGTCAGATAATGATGAAGTGTTTATCAAAAAGTTTGATCCCAAAACTATTAAACACGATAAAATTTTGATTTTTATCGGTTCACGTGGGTCAGGAAAATCATCTCTCTTGAAAGACATCATGTATTATCATAAAGACATACCTGTAGGCACTTGTATTTCCATCACGGAAGAGGCCAACCCCTTTTTCCGGCATTTCATGCCCAAGCCGTTTATTCACAAAACGATCAACATGAAAGCCGTGGAAAATGCGTTAAAAAGGCAAAAGATGATCAAAAAGACGCTTCATAAGGAAAAGAATCCCGATATCCGGAAAAAAATAGATCCGCGTGCTTTTCTGATCCTCGATGATTGTCAATGCATTAAAGACTGGACCAAGAAGGAAATCATTCGTGAAATCTTCTTCAACGGGCGTCATTACAATCTCATGTTCTTGATCACCATGCAATACTCATTGGGTATTCCTCCAGAACTTCGGACGAATGTCGATTATTCATTCATATTTGCAGAAACCAATATCGGAAACCGAAAACGTCTATATGAAAATTACGCTGGCGTGATACCTAATTTTGAAATGTTTAATCGTCTGATGAATCTGTGTACCAAGAATCACGAGTGTCTCGTCATCGACAATACCAGCACCAGTACAGAACTAGAAGACCGTGTTTATTGGTACAAGGCCGAATTCCATGAACAATTCCATGTAGGGTCTCCCAATTTTTGGAGTTACAACGACGATGCTTCTAGTGAGTCCGATGTCGAGACTGTTGAGCCCGTAGATACCAAAGATCTAAAACGCGAAATGTCACATTTGCGCATAAAAAAAAAGCATACATAAATTTTTTGCGGTTTGTTTATTTAGTACCTTCTTGTTTTCTCTTCTGTACCTCGAGGTCCAGATCAGACTCGGTATCAACCATGTCCTTGACGGGTTGCTCTTGGGATGTGGAAGGATAATCCTGCCGAATCTGCTCATCCATGCTGTGATTTACGCCGTTGTTGTTATCCTTGATGGTCTTGACCATTTCGTCCTTACGGCTTTGGTAATACATATCGGACTCTTGGATATTTTCCTTGTATTTTTTCATGAGAGTGTTGAGCTCTGTCTCACAATACTCTTGATTCTCGATATCGTTGACATTCGGGCTCAGAGGACACCAGCACCCGACTTGACCGATCATTAAGTTGAACTTGGGATCCATCTTTTTAATATGCTGGGCACGATTCTGTGCCTCCACGAGGGAATCATACACACCTCGAATCTTAATACCGCGAATGTTGGTAATGAAATCGTTCGCTTCAGTGTACTCCTTATCGATATCATCTCCATGTATGTCCTTGAAAAATTTGTACTGTGCATCCATATTTTGGGGTGAAAAAAGGTAATCATACCGTTCTTTAATACTCTGCAGTGCAGATACCATACTAACATCATCCTTAAAGCGTTCCATGGAGTTGTCAAAGAACAAGCGCAGGTCACCCGAAATATCTTTTAGAAATCGTGAAAAGACAAAGGCTTCTTTGTTGATGATGACATCTTCAGGAAACAAAAAGGACAAACACGCATAGTTTTGTCCTCGGATAGGTGGGTCTTGCTCCAGAAAGTCACGCTCTTTACAGGATACGCGAGCCATTTCTTTTTTGGTTGTGTTGTATGTTTTTATATTTACACATTCCTTTAAGCCTTTTTGGAAAATATAAAACATAAAAAATTTTCTCTCACCATTGTAAACATTACACGAAAACACCTATGCCTCACAGTGGCGAAAACAACTGTATTCAAATCGACTACATGGAATTTGTCAAACGCATTTTCCGCGTTTTGGTGAACGGCGTGGCCGTGGCTCTAGCAGCTTTTTTGATTCCCGAACCTAAACTCACGCTCCAAGATGTCCTCATGATAGCTATTGCTGCTGCTGCCGTACTCGCCGTTATAGATCTAATCTTCCCTTGTATCGGATTCTGCTATTCTGAAAAATGTAGCAGTACGGAGAATAAAGAAAAACTATAGACTACGAATGAATTCCCATCCAAGATCGCGGCAGATGAGCTTCCAGATTTCATCTTGCGCCAACAATTTGTCTCGACTCTTGAGTAAACTCACGGAGGCTAGATAATCGTCCAAATCCAAAAGCTGGAAAAATTTGTACAAGACGTAAGGATACGATAAAAAGTTCTTGCGACTCCGAGGTGAATATTTGAGAAAGGGTCCTTGTACTTGACGAAACATGTTGCGTAATTTTTCTTCCAACTCGGGCTCCAAGTTGGGATTAGGTAATCCATTCAAACGATATATGATATGCGGAATGTGTTCGTAATACTTGTTGAGGCGCAGCTTTTTGAGAATCTTACGTACCTTGTCCTGTGATAACGTCGCCATGTTAGAAATACGCTGCTTGCGAAGCTCAAATAAGATTTTGTCATAGACTTCATCCGGTATTTCTGTCGATTCCTTGCCTTGAATCTGCAAGATCCACTCGTTAAGGTGATTTCCCCTCTTGTAACAAAAATAACTAATCTCTTTGGGTGGATCTTTATAGGACGGTTTTTCATGTTCGATAATGATATTTTCCACGGTATTACAATTCATACACAAGAGATAGCCCTCGTTCGACATGAGTTCCATGTCTTGGCTCTTGCATACGGGGCATTGTGTAGACGCTTTGTAATGCATTTGCGGAATGAAATCTTTGTCCAAAATAGATAAATAGGCCTGGAAAAGGCTAGATTTGCTATTTCTATAGGTCTTTTGATTGTTTGAAGATGGTTCGGTGTTCAAGCTAGTGGTAGATGGAACGGCATCACTAGAAGATGCGGGTGTTTTTCGGAAAAAGCTTAAAATACTGTTCTCTTGTACGTTGTTCATCGTATTTTCACATTCGTTGTTTCCGCTCTCGAGTAAATTATAGTAATGAAACAGAATGTCACTCGTTTCCGTGTAATACATATTTTCATCGTATCCTTGTTTGCGTTTGTTCAGTTCTTCTTCGAGATCGAGCTTCTTGTCGACGAGAGAGAGACGCATATCGATTTCTTCTTCGGAAAGATGGCGTTCCTTTTTTTTATCGTCCCAAGATTGAATTTGTACGTGAATGTCATTCAATGCATCTTGAATATTTTTCATATGCTCTTTGTTTTCTTGAATCTTCTGTAAATTTTCGGTATGTTGAATGTCCAACGTCTTTCTGTTTTTTAGACTTTCTTGCAATCTCTTTTTTTGATTTTCCTCTTTTTTTTTGAGCATTTGATTGTATGAAGAAAAATCACATTTGCCTTAAGCATGATTTATATCAAAAAAAAGAAACAAACGCGCACATTTCGATAAATTAATCGCTCTCTTGCTCGCTCTTAGGACTCCATGTGTACACGATGGCGGAAATCACAAACATAGCGATCCACAGAACGGTGCTGATGGCCACGACGTAAGACCATACGAGGCAGTTTCCGGCCATCATACAGTTAATGCTATACACGGAGAGGATGATGGGAATAGTCATCAAGAGGAGGGTCACGATACGCTGCCCGGGGTTGTATTTGATGTACACCTTTTTCCCCTTCTTTTCATCGTATACGGGATACTCGAAAGGCAAGAGGATGATGATGGCCATGATGGCGTATCCGATGAGGGCGATGACGGCGGGTGCGTACATCTGGAAACCCATGACATTACGCGAAGTAGCATCGAGTTCAATGGGGGAAGGAATGTAGGAAGGGGATCGTGCATTAGACATTTTGCTGCTCATTTATATACTAGCAAAAGAAAAAAATCAGGTTAGTCACTTGTTATTTATTGCGTTGCAGCTGATATTTTTTTCTATGTATAAGGTATAAAAAACAACACAAAATGTCGGGAGGCCTTGACGAGATTGTCTAGGGCTTGATAATGTCATTTTCATACCAGGAAAATGGTGTTAGTAAAAGAGCAAAAAAGCTCTTTTGCGACAGGACCAAATTGCGGGAAAACCTTTAGGTTCCTTTTGACCACAAACATCAAGGTTAAACAAAGGGAATAAGGTCATCCGCAGCCAAAGACAGTTGGTGTACGTTCAATTTTACGTATATTTGAGCGTACACCGAATGTTTAGGTTCAGAGACTAGTATGGTTCTGGGTGCGTTCTTTTCTGAAAGGCGTGCTTAAGGTATAGTCCACACTCTTTTGTGAAAAAGAGTCTATGTATGGTATGCAACTCGTCGCTTACGGTGCTTAGGTAAATATCTTGGGCATCAACAGTGGGGTACGTTTTTTAAACGTATTGTTACCTGCTAGTACGATTATATAATATAATATCGTGCGAGATCATCAAATTGTTCGGAGACACCCGCTATAAGACGTTGTAACCACACCAAAGGTAATATAACAGCGTTTTGGGTAATCCGCAGCCAAGAGACGAGTTCTCGGGTTCAACGAGTAAACGGTGATCGGGGCAATCATGCCCTTAAGATGTACTCTTTCTTGCATAGAAATATGTGAGGTATCCAGCAGGATGTTTATCTGACGGGCAACCCTCAGATTACTTTTTGGAAGATTGTATACAGGCGCCACACCAACTTTGCCATCGAGTCTATCGAGCAGACCTTCAACGGTCAGGCCGACTGGTCTAAGAAGGTGACCTGCCCCATCTCTCGTAACGGTGATCTTATGTTCAAGACCTACCTACGTGTGGAGATTCCCGATGTGCGCATTTCTCCCTCCTCTATTGACAGCGACCACTCTGTGGGCTTCCGCTGGCTGAACAACCTTGGCCATATCATCATCAAGACCGTCGAGGTGGAGATCGGTGGCCAGAAGATCGATAAGCACTACGGCGTGTGGCTGCAAATCTGGAACGAGCTGACACAGTCTCCCGGTCACCAGATGGGATACGACAATATGATCGGCAACACCCCCGATCTGACCGAGTTCATGTACCTTACCAAGAAGCCTACCGGTACCGACAACATCTACCACGGACCCAAGGATAACTCAGGTAACCTGTTCGTCAAGGGCAAGCCTCTGTACATTCCTCTGCAGTTCTGGTTCTGCCGTCACCCAGGTCTGGCTCTGCCTTTGGTGTCTCTTCAGTACCACGAGGTCAAGATCACCTTGGAGTTCTCCGATGTCAAGGACTGCTACTGGGCTGCCACCAGTGAGTCTGTCGACTCCGATGATGTGCCCGTGGACTGGGTGACAAACATGGATGCAGTGCGCCCCGGTAGCCTGCCTTCCGCCGCCCTCTTTGTCAACTATGTGTACTTGGATGCCGATGAAAGAAAGCGCTTCGCTCAACTGAGCCATGAAGTGCTTCTGGATCAGCTCCAATTCACCGGTGATGAGTCCACATCCCAGCCCAATAACAAATTTAAGATGACTTTTAATCATCCAATTTCAGAATTGGTCTGGGTCGTGCAACCAGAGGACTTCTTCGAAGATGACGTAGAGGCCCGCGGTAAGCAGCACTTCAACTTCACCGACGACAGCGATGTGCTTGATGATGGCAGCATCGTGCGCGGTGGTGGCGCAGCTGGCGGTTCTCGCTTCTTGCAGACAAATACCTTCTTCGGATACGGTGATAACCCCGTGCAGAACTGCAAGATCCAATTGAACGGCCACGACCGCCTTTCCGAGCGTGACGGTAGGTGGTTTAACCTGGTGGTGCCCTACAAGGCCCACAAGGCGGTGCCCAGCAAGGGTAT